ACTTATGACTTCAAAAAAGAATATACTAAAGATTTGCAGAGTATTACATTTTAGCATATCTTCGTGCAAATATTTTATTATGTCAGAAAGAACAACACCAAAAAGTAAAACTAAAAGAGGGGTTTGTGTATTCTTACCAAACGAACTTTGGGACAAAATAGATTCTGTTAGAACTACCAGCAGAAACAAGTTTATCGAAGAGCATCTAACTAAACAGATGACTACTTCGTAAGCAAATAGATTAACGCTCCCTCCAGAATAGCAACTATGGTTGCTCCAATGATGAAGTGATTTCTATTACGAACTTTGGTATTTAAGTTCTGGACCTCAAAAGTTAAATTAGAAAGGTTGGCATTTAATGTGTCAACCTTTTCTTTGTATGCTCTATTAGATTCCTCATAGAGTTTTACTCGTTTCTCAAATGCTTGTGACTGAAACTCCAGTAATCTAATCTCATGCGTTTGTTGGTCCGCTAATGACCTATAATACTCCTCCGATAACATCAATTTATTAATCAACTTCAATTGGTTTGGGGTCAAAGTATCCATTTGAATTTCGTTCCTCCAGAATGTTGAAGATGCTATCGCTAAACTTGATTGGGTTATTAATATGCAGATTGTTAAGAATAGTAACTTTTTCATGGTATGTTTCTTTGAGTTTGAACTTTTGGTTTTGAATAGATATCAATTCAGAAAGAATAGCATCTTGTTGCTTCATTATCTCCTTATTTTGACCAGCATTAGAATTGATTATGCTATCTAACCTATTAAGTTTTTCCGTTTGTCTAATGTCCGTATCTGGAGCAGAAGATGACATAAACATTTTGATAATGAAAACAAGACTGACAATAGTATAAAAACAAACTACACTAATTAGAACTTTCGTTTTTAGAATCATCTTTTTGAAATTTTTTGAATATCGTTTCTATGCTGGTTAAACCAAAGTTACCTCCAGCGAAAAAGATTAAAGCATCAAACATTTCTATTGGACATTGGTATTGAGTAAAAGTTGCAACGAATGCTAATGATATACAGACGAAAATAGTTATGCCTCCGAAGATTCGCTTACTACTTATATCTGTATTAGAACTAAATACCTTATTAAACCAATGTTTCATTTTTTTGGTTTGAGCATTCTGGCAATAGTGAATACTGATGCTATACCAGAAAGAATTAAGCAGAAAATTTTTAGTGCAAATTCAACATCTAATAGCCATGCTGGAACAGATAGCATAATACTGCTAATAGTACCTAACATTCCGTCTGCAACTTGTTGTTCGTGATTACTCATGACATTGGTAAGTATATTGTTTTTCCGTTTCTTTTTACTGCACGAAGTATTTGTTTTCTATTATGTAGTCTGGAGTAACTAACATGAATCCAATCTGGTTCTTTCTCTGTTCCAAACTCCCAAATCAATTGGTCAAATTCAAGATTGTCTTTAATGAACTTAAATAGTTTAGCATTTGTTCCATTACCAAACTTTTGACAATCAATATCTAATGCCTCACCTTTCATGTGTTGGCTTGTTGCACTACCTCCAATTTTTTTATTTAACTTTGGAGAACGGAATCCAGATGTAATTGACAATGGACCTTCAACAAACTCTCTGCATTTATCAAAAACATTAGTACAAACATCTTTAAGATTTTCTTTCTCTTGAAAGTTTGGCTCATTAACAATACCATGTCTTAATGCAGTTTCACTTTTCGTTAATTCTCCAAGAGTTGCGTACTTACTTATTTGTTCTTTTGGATTCATGATTCAAATTAATTTTAGTTTGATTTTTTTTGCGCTCCAGATATGCGACAAATTTTGCCTCATACACTTTCTGTTTTGTTATGTCCTTTGCTCTACCCATTTAACCAATTTCTTAATGAATACCATTCCATGCCATACACTTTATCTTTTTTGCTTCTGCTAATTTCAAAATTGTTGCTTGGAAATATTGTAGGGTTAGACCAGAATTGTCCTTGTGAATTTGTATTAAACTCTGGATAATCTTGTCTGTTCTTACAAATGAAATTAATCATGATTTGAGAATAGTATAATGCTTTTTGTCTGGCTTGTTCTCTGTAATTCATGTAATCATCAGTTCCAATTGGCTCTGTATTTTCACTTCTTCTAATTACAAGACTTCCATTATCTGTCTTAATATACAAATGAGGTAGCATCTCATATAAAGACCACCAACAAGTTGTCTTTCTCAAGTAGTTATCAAGCAGATGTTTGTAGTTAGTATATTCTGGCTCTGTAATATCTCCAGTTTCAATCAAACCTTTAATAAGAACATAGAGGTCTGTACCAATAATCTGTTGTATATGTTCATCTTGTGCAAGATAAATTGCTGGATACATAAGTAATGGGTCAACACTTCCGTTAATCCATGTATAACGCTTAATGTAATTTTCGTCAACGAATAATATCTCTTCTGGTAGTGCCATTTCTTTTTTTTTATTCTGTTAATATTTCAAACTTCCTCTTGAAGGAGTGTTAATTGGAGCAACTGATTCTTTTCCTTTTTTACGAATCATATTTGGCACCTTACCTTCAACTTCTTCTTCATTATTCATCCCTTCATTAGGTAGAAACTTACCATTTTTTCTCTTTCTAAAAAATACTTTTCTAACCCAAAAATGATGACAGAATGCTCCTCCCTTCCATTCCCATATTGAATAGTTATTTTCTCCAGTTGGAGCGAAATCTCCATTTACTCCGTCATCTCCCATTTCAATTATATCTTCATATCTGAATAATGCTCCAGACTTGGACCAGCCAACCATAGTTGAACAGAACTCTCTGCTATTCTCACTTAAATTTTGAGAATATGCGTAACGAACTTTGTATAAACCTTTGTCAAAAGAAGATTTTGGGTCTGGGTCTGCATAAGATTTTGAAGGCATAGCGTTCATATACTCATGTACAAAGTTCTTTTCGTTCATTGGGTCAATTACTTGTTCTTCTGAAACACAATCCCATTCATCTTCGTCAAGATATTCAATTTTACTCTCCAGATATTTAAGCCAAGTAGCACTATTTTCATCACTTATGTTAGCAACTACATTCTTTGCTTTCTTCTGCTTGTCTTTTTTTTTTTGATTACTCAATTGAGCAACTGCATTACCTCCAGTCTGGAACATTGACTTGGCAATTTCAACATCAAGTTGTAAGAATTGAACTAAAAAGACAATGGCTTGTTCAATTGTCAACGCTCCCTCTTTAACTTTTGCAACAATCTCTAATGCAGAAGCAATCTGCGCTCCGTTATATGTTACATCTGAAACTTTTACTTCTGGAGTAACCACTTCTGTTGGAGTATTTGTATCTTCTGGAGTAACTACTGCTTCTGGTTTTGGAGCATCTATAACAACATCTTGTGTTGGAACTGCAGTTACTACTTCATCATTAATCAATGGAGTATTTGGAGTAATAGATAAATCTGGAAACAATCCAGAAAATGCATTTACTATAATTCTTTGATATGGCTCAATGACTTGACTATTGAAAATCTTCATAGCAATTGTCATTTCATCTTTGTTACTACCTAATCCAGAAGCATCACGAATACCAAACAATAAAGGAGATGTTACTCTGTGAGCAATCATGATTTGCTTTGTTGTTTCTTCACTTAAAAACTGGTATTGTTTATCTGCATCTGACAAAGGGAAGTCTTTAATTTGTGGAGTATGTTCTGGCTCTTCATCAAATGTCATAATGAACTTACCAGCATTAGATGCTCCGCTTAACATTTCCTCCCATTCTCTTCTTATCTGTTGTCTTGCATCTCTCTCTGGTACTCCGTTAACAAATGAAACAATAAACGAAGGGAACAATCCATTCAAGATATTATTAACATGATACAATCCCATTTGATATGACAACTCAATGTAATTCATACCTCCAATGTAATCTGGTTGGCTATAATAACTACCTCCAGTATTCATGATATGACCAGCAACAATTTGTCTTGGTTGTTCTATTGTATTCTTTGGGTCTATAAATGGAATATAAACTGGAGTATTCTTTTTTGTTCTCCAGTTTTTCCAATCTTTAGAATAATAAATTCCAGTTACTTCATCTGTTTCTTCATTGTAACAAAGTCTGCATTCGTCAACTGGCAAGTGATTAATCTTCGCTGGTCTTGTTCCGTCTAATGACCAGATAACTTCTGAAAAAAAGTAACCATGCATTTTAAGGTCTAATGCAATTCCGTCAATAGCATTGTCAACAATTGTATTAGTTCCTTTTCCAGCAATCATAAATGCTATTGAATTAACAAGTGCATTATGTACTGGAGAATTTTTATATAAGTTCAGAATGTAATTTGGGTATTGGTTGTTTTCACCATAATCAACCCAACCATTTCTATTCTCTTTTTGTATTGCTTCAACTGGCTCATACTTTGAAAGCATCATTAGTTGTAAAGCACTATTTTTTTTCTGTTCCATTAGTATCCAGTATAAATTATATCAGTTGGAATTGTTTGAGTATCTGGAGTATAATAAGTAATATCACTTACAACTTCTGCAGTTCCCTCTTCAACTAATCCTACAACAGAAGCATCTGTTGGGTCAAGGTTAGTATTTGAATTTTGACCATAAACATAATAGGCATACCTACCATTCTGCACAATACCAGTTGTATCAATTTCAACTTTAGTATATCTTTCGTTTTCTACAATTACATTCAGTACTTGAGCAAATGTTTTATTTGAAACTTCTCCAATAAGAACAAATAGGTAATGACTAAATGCAGTATTGAAATAAGTTCTTCCTTCGTCAAGAGTTAAGTACTTAATTTGATTTGATGTATTGTTTTGTAGATAAAGCATAATGTCAAATTTAATCAAAAAAAGGGAGTTGCCTCCCTTTTTAACCTAATCTAATTAACTATAAAATTACAAGTTTGCTGGGTCACCTTCACAAAAGTATGCTCTCTTGTTTGATTCAGCAACTATTGAAATGGTATAACCATTCATATCTCCAAGTTTTGCTCCAGTTGCTCCAGTTGAAGTAGTAATGTTAGCACTTCTCTCAAGACCGAAGAACAACCAGTTATCCATTGCATCCAGAACGAATACTGCCAAGCGCATCATTCCAGCATTTTGTAACTCAAGTCTTTTGTCACTTGATAATTTATGCAACATGATATTCAAAGTTTGAGTATAGAACACCGTTCCATTATCATTATTTGCAGTAATTGTTTCTTCGAATGATGCAGTTTGTGGAGGCAAATCGTATGCGTACAAATCTTCTCCAGTTGTAGTTAATGCAGTTACAACTTCATCTGCATTAAATGTAACATCTCCAGTACCATTCAGATTATTCCAATCTGTTAGATATATTTTTTTAACACCGCCAATTCCAGTTTTGCAATCAAGTTCAAATCCAGTGGTTAATTCACACAATGCCATAATGTTATGTTTTTTTTTCGACAAAGAGAGAGGAACTTTCACCTCCCTCCCTCAATGCCAAAGGTTATTAATTAGTCATACCAGTAAACTGCGATTTCGTTTCCGAAACCATACTGCGCACCAGCGAAGAACTTCGTGTTGAAACGAACATTATCTTCTCCGAATTGACCCATGTCAACAACTTGAACTTCGTTCCATTGGTTTAATGTATTTGTACCAAACCAAAGGTTAGACTTCTGCGCCATTACCATGCAGTTCGCTGGCATACCAGCACATTCAACGATATCATACATTCCGTTCCAAGTCATCTTCACTCCTTCTCCTTGATACAAATAATAACCAGCACCAAGTCCAAGAACTGCATTACGGAAATGTTCTGCTACATCACTTGACATATAGATAAGAGGCTTCTCGTTTGAACGGCGAACTGCTAATGGAGATTCTGCTACAAGCAATTTAATCTTGTCAATAACATTTGCTTCTGTAACTGCAACTGGAGATGCTACAAAGTTTACCTCTGAACCAACTTGTGTGAACATTGTTAAGAATCCAGCATAAGAAGTTGCAGAATCTACTCCAGTCCAAATAACACTTTCGTTAGTTTGAGCAATACCTCCTAAAATAGTTGCAATCAAAAAGTCTTGAAACGAAGCATGTAATTGTCCGTCTTGTTCTGATTTTGTTTCCCAATCCGCTAAAAAATCATTTTTACAAATTTCCAACTGGACTTGATATTTGTTAATATCTAACCAACGCTCCGAAGTAATTACCTCTCCGCTTGGTGACCAACCGCAAGTTGGTTGTTCGAATGTAGCATTATATAATCCTTTACGAACTACTTGACGCCATTCAACATTTTCTTTAACGGTTACATGTTGTAATGTATCGTTAGCAAGTAATGCCGCTTTGATATAACCTCCAGCGACTTTACCAGCATAAGAACTATTTACGCTTAAATCTGTTGCCATTTTTTATTTTGAGTTTTAGTTTTTAATTTTTGAAAAGTTAAATGCAACTTTCTCTTCGTAAGACATTTTGTGAAATGGCTTTGTGAATGGATGCGCACTTAATTCTGTTTTTGCTTTTGTATCTTTAATAGATGCAAGTGCTGGTTGTTTTGACAATTTAGTTACCTCTGCAGATAGAGAAGTATTCTTTTCATTTAGAGATTTGATTTGTGCCTCTAATGAAGTGATATGCTCAAACAATGCTTTCATGTCTTCATGCATTTCTTCTTCTTTCTTGTCATCTTTCATTTCTCCTTCTGAATCTTCTGCTTCTTTAGTTCCAATTTCAGAAACCATACCTTCAGCAATTTTGATAACACCTCCGTCTGCAAGTTCGTATTCTCCGTCTGTCAAAGGAACATTATTTCCTTCTGCATCTTTGGTGAATGCTCGAACTCCAACCGCCCATGTATCACTATCTGTGAAGATTGAACTTCCGTCTGCAAGAATACCTTCAACCATAAGTTGAACTGGCTCTTCTTTTGGCTCTGAAACCTCTAAAGAAACATTGTATTTCTGAAAAATACTTTTGATGTCTTTTAATACTGACATATTTTTTGTGGTTTTAGTTAATAATGAATAGCAAAAATTCACATTTCATTTGAAAATTCCAAAAAAAAATGAATATATTTGATTCATGTTTTTTTTTATGATTATTGCATTGGGAGGAGAAATCCTCCCTTTGTTATTTATTAGGGTCATAAGCCCAATTCTTTAATGAGATAGTTTTCTTACTTCCACATTCGTTACCATTCTTATCTATCATTGAATCTCCAGCAGTATTCTCTCTCATTCTATTAATGAATGCTATGGTCTTACCAGCCCATTCGAAGTGTTTATTGGTCCATTCATCTTTGTTCGTTTCGAGCAACTCTAAATTTCTTTGAATTGGTGAACGGTCCAATGAAGCCAATTTAGAACACTCTGTTTCGGACCATGCTTTTAAGTCTGAATAATTCATATTAACTATACTCATGTATTCGTCATACCTTTTAGCAATCTCCTCCTCTTCTGCTAACTTATATTTCTGCAACAACTCTTCAATTTCTTTTAGCATATCATTATTACCATTAGATAAAAATTGTTCACCTATCGCATTGAACTCTCCTTCTATACTAAACCCTAATACTTCTCCGCTTTCAACTTTGTTCCAGATTTCTTCATTGTCAACGAACATACCTCCAAACCATGTACCCTCTGCGAGATTAAAACCAAAGTTTTTTGACTTGTCATATTCACCTTCGATTAACCATGTTTCAACCAATGATACATCTTGTATCTTAAACTCATGCTCATAGGTAGCATTATGCTGGTTTGAATTAAGCATGTAGTTGTGAGCAATTTTTCTAATTGTTTCTTTTGGAAACTTAACATAGAACTCTTCTTTAGTTTCTGGATGAACTCTATAAATTAATTGGTCTGGAATAAGTAATGCTCCGTATAACATTTTTCTTTTTCCGCTTTCTACTTTAGCATACTTAATAGTTTGTTTCTCTTGGCTTAATGCAACCCAATTAACTCCAATTGCTGGATTCTCCACAAGTGAAATGGCATATACTCCAAGTCCGTCTTGGTCAACATCGTATGTTATTACTTTAACTTTTTCTCTCATAATCTTGATTGGTTTTTAATTAATGCTTGTGCTTCCAGCGAAGTTGAAACTTGACTGCTCACAACATAAGCATGTAATGGTGCTTGTTGTTGGTCTGGTCTGTTTCTTAAAAATGAAGTATCTAATGCTGGTAAACTTGAACTGCTTCCTCCTCCACTTCCTCCTCCAGATGAACTTAAATTTGGAGAAGGACTTTCGAATCTTGTAGCCATAATCTTTGCAACAGAAGCAGCACCAGTAACTCCAACTAATGCTAACGAAGCAATTCCCGCTGGGTTTGGAACTCCGCCAATAGCAACTGGAGCAGAAGCCAATGAAGCAATTGTCGCTTTAGCAGTATCAATAATTGCACCTCCCAACTGCATTGCCTTGTTAAAATTAAATTGTTTTCTACGAAGTTTCTCTTCTTCTTTACTACCTTTTTGAACTTGGTTAAATTGATGCGCAAATACTGCATCTCCTAATGCTTGAATAGCACCTAATCCTTTTTCCGCCCATTGAACTTGTGCATCATGCTTTGCTTTTTCAAGAGCAGTTTTTTTATCAAGTTCCTCTTTGTCATACTTATCATTTATCTCTTGCTTCTCTCTTCGCTCTGCTTCAACTAAAGCAGTAGTATCCATTTTGTTATTTTCAGCAAGAGTTTTTAATTCAAAATATTTGTCTTGTACTCCTCGAATTTCTTGTTCTCTTTCCGATAATTTAGCATTTTGATTTTCTTCATCTGCCTTATCTATTATCGCTTGTAAGTCATCAATCTCTTGTTGCTTCGCAATTATTCTTGCTTGTGCATCCTCTTGTTCTTTCTTTAATTTTTCTTTGGCTTTGTCTGCTTCAATCTTATCGTACTTATCCATGATAAGTTGTAACTCAAATGCATGGACTGCTTTTAATTGAGCAATTTCTTTTTCGCTTTTCTTGGCATCATTAAATCTTTTTAACTCTTGCTCTTGAACTTTTTGAACATTAAATAATTCTTTCTCATAGTCATCCATTTGACTTCGGAGAACTTCACTAATGCGCTCTTCAATTCCTTTAATATCTTCCTTTAATTTTTGTGCGGCTTCAATTGCTTTTCTCTTTCTCTCTTCTGCTCTGGCTTGTGCATCTGCTTCTGCCTTTAATTGTTCTGCAGTCTTAATACTTTCTTGAGCAACCTTCGCTCCTTCTTTTAATACTGCTAATTCAGATTTCTTATTGGCTAATGCTTGTTCATGAACAGTCAATTCTCTTTCAACAAAATTAGTTTTCTTCTCTTGTTGTTGGTTTTGTGCCATTAGCATAGAACCATTACCCTTCTGAATACTGCTTTGCTTGTGCAATTCAACTGTTTGGTCCTTTGAATATTTAAAGGCACTTCCCATTAACTGCTCATTCTGTCTTCCCTTTTCTATTTTCTCCTCTTCTATTTTAACAATATTCTGTTGTGCTTTAACAAACTCTTTAGATGCCTCTTCTTTTTTTCT